CTTTTACTTTTTTCTTTTTGTTCATAACTTTCTCCTTTTATACTTATATAGGATATATTGGGAGAATGTCAATAGCTATTGTGAACGACCTTGACGGTTGTATTTTTTGAAGGATCGTTTAGCGCTTTTGTTTAGTTTTTTTGAGTGACGTCTTGGTCTTTTACGTGGCTTTGGTCTGGGTGTAAAATTTGTAAATTTACGTTTTGCCATGTCGTTTTAAAAAATTCTTTTCTTCATCAGATAGCTGCAGGTACCTAATTCTACCATTTATATATTGTTTGGTATCCGATCCACAATTAGTACATCTATAAAAATCTGAAACAATTGCAACTAAAATAGTTTCTTCTTGACACTCTTCGCATGTTCCTTGAACGGTGTCTATATTGTTAAATAATTTTATAAATTTCATACAAGATCCACAGCTCTACCAATAATTGGTTTGTATTTTGTTTTACCATTCTCCTTGTAAGCTCTCATATATTGTGCTCTTGGCTGAAAAGGTATGTATGATGCATGAATCCATCCGCTGTTAGGTTCACCTGGAGTGTAAAACTCGAGGATTAGCTGATCTGTCGTGCAGTTCATCTTGATCCAATCAGCAACTTCAGCGTTGTCTACTCCAACACATTCGAAGTCCGCGGCCTCGGCCTTGGCATGCTGTGAATTTGCAGAGCTATTTATGGCTATACACAACTCAGGGCTACGAAATCCACTCGTCACCTTGACTCTACCAAAGTGATCACGCACTGGCTGTAAAACATTTTCACACAATGCTTTTAGTTTTTCTATTTGATCTGCATTTGGATTGTTATCTATATCCAAACGTATAGCAGTGTCTGATTTAGTAAGTTCTAATAAACTAAAGTTTCGTGAAAGATTCATTTTTTATTTTTTTTCTATTATATACTTTTTTGCTATCTTTTCTACGTTGATAAAACCTTGCATCTCTTAATTTCTGTGCAAATTTATTTAGATAGGATAAGTTTCTTAATGCTTTTTTGTCCAAGATAAATCTCCGTTTCTACTTTACTACGTATACATTTGTAGGTGACATTGGGTGTGTATTGTCTCTCAGCGTGACGCTTGCCTCGAAGGCATGTAGCCATATTTTCTTGAATACGATGTTCCTTGATCTCTGCTCCATAAAACATAATTAGAGCAACCACAGTCTCTATCATTGTCCATTACCGTTTGTGTATTTCATTTCACGATTTGCATCTTTTAATTTTTCAATATCAATCAAAACTTTGTCCATTTGTTTTCTTAAAAATTCTATGTTGACTTTGTTTAGTGCCATAGATTCTATGTGTTTGTTTAGTTTATCCGTAGTCTTATAAAGATCTTCAATCATCATAAATTGCTCAGAATCTGCGGGCAGTGATCCTAATTGTCCACGTGGCCATTTGATTCTAAACTCTGTATTCTCTTCAAGATCTTTCTCCATTATCTGTATACGAGTGTCTGCAACATTTAAACGTTCTATAATTTGAAAGTAACCCATTGTGCCAAGAGCTACGATAATTATTAAACTGGCAACCGTCTTCATAGGCATTTGCACAGCGGCTTCTTCAGAAATTTTTAATGGTTTATTATTCATTTTTAGGTTTTGGTTTTGGTAGTATATACCCCTCTGGTGGTATTTTCAATGTACTGTTATTATTGTCTAAAGTCTTAGATTCCGGGTTTTCTTTAATATACTCTTCTTTTAATTCATCCCATAAGCTGCCTGTGGGCATGTCTTCTGTTTCAACAGCTTGTGGTACTACGCCTCTACATTTTGATACTAACAATGCAAAGTTTTCATTATGAGCAAGGCTAGGATTTCTATTTACTTTGTTACACATCTTCATAAGTTCTAATTGTTGTTTAAGTCGTTCATTTTCCAGCGCTAAATCGTTCCTCTCATTGCACTGTAAATTACCTAAATACTTTCTAAATGTAAGTCTTACGTCTTGACTATCACTTTCATTCCAACTGCTATCATAATTATCGTAATCATATTGTCTAGCTGACACAGATAAATCTACTTCACCAGTTCTACATTCGTTTGGATATGAATTTAAATATTCGTTTCTAGGATATGCAGGGTCAGCAAAGAAAGCTAGTAAACATAAAAGAGTAATTACTATCGCTGTAAACTTGTAATTCATCAGGGCACTCTCCATAATACATAAAATCCTAATAGTTTATTTCTCTGTTGAGATCTTTAATATCATACTCCATCTGTCTAACTTTATCTGCAAGAACTTCGTATAAATTTTCAGCCATCTCCCATGTGCCTTCAGCTCTTTCTAGTTTTGCAATAACAGTATTGACACCATCAGTTAATACTTTCATATCTCTACGGATATTTTCTACTTCCATAGTTTTTAATTCTTGTATCTCTGCCTGGTTAGCGTTGATAGTATCTGTTAAATTAACGATGTATTTTACACCTGTGAATGTTCCAACTAGCACAGAGGCTACAACAGGAACCATTACTATGTTTTTCTTTAACAGATCTACTAAATTCATTATTGTCTTATTGCTTTAAATATAGCTTTAATTTTTTCCCATATTTTACAGCACATATTTTTACATTTTTTAATCATTTTTTTTCTCCTCTATCTCATAAAACATATTATCGGTATCTTCCGTCACCCAATCTTTTCCTTCAACGTCCCAATAGGTTGTTTGCACTTTATAATCTGGCCATGAATTATCTGTAGTATAATTATTAACATGCCAAATTATTCTATTGTTTGGTTGAGCTGCATAATTACCGTTATCCAACGCCATTATGTGTGCACACTTGTGCTCTTGCGGAATTTCAGAATGTTCCGTATTTAATATATTAGTCTCTGGATGCGCCCAGTCAATAGTAAAAAGATATTGTCCTCCGTAGAATTTTTTGTCTTTTCCTCTAAATTTTCCGTCTATACCAGCCAAGAAATCAAAGCAATGAACACTAGGCCAATAGCTGAAACAGTTCCACAACTGAAGCTGGTCAACTGACATATCTTGCACTTCGGATCTAGAAAAACATTTTTGGAAAAACGCTGAGATAGGCAACCTCCAAAAGCACGCACCGTTGGGTAACATGATATTAAAAAGGAGCGCACGTCCTGAGATCGAAGTAACCCCAAAGACCACGCAGTCTTCAGAATCTTTAGAATAGTTTTTGTCCAAATCATATAGATACTCTTTCCTTACTTTGCAGTAGATAGGTGGTATATTTGCATTTAAATAAGCCATAACACATTACTTTATATTTCCCCAATTGGTTCCAAATTCATAGTCAACTTTATTAGGTATCTCCAAATCAACAGCTTGCTCCATGATTTCTTTTATTTTAACCGCTTGACTATCTGATTCAATAGAAAAATCTAGTTCATCATGAATTTGTATATGTCCTAGTATACCCTCTTTATATAATTCTAACATTGCTTTTTTTGTCATATCAGCAGCTGATCCCTGTATTAATCTGTTTAAAGCTTTATAAGTAAATGCTCTTCTTGTGGGATTTTTCCACCAATAATTTCTTTTACCTGTTTTCTTTCCTTCCAGATCTAATATTTCTGGACCCATTTCTTGCAGCTCTAACATTCTTTCGTGATCTTCTGCAGGAACAAATGTGCCCCAATCTGAACCACGTAATACTGGTTCGTATTTTGGAAACCTACAGCGTCTACCTAACAAAGTTTTAATCTGACCCTTTCCTTGAGCAGCATTCATTACTTTGTTCATCAACTGTTTTACAAAAGGAACTCTGGTGTGATACTTTTCAAAAAGTTCATTTGCTTTTTCTTTGGTAACACTTAATTCTGTTTGCAATTTATTTTTACCCATTCCATAAAATAAACCTAAGTTAATTACCTTTGCTTGTGATCTTGGTATTTCTGCCATATCAGAAACTATCTTATGAAAGTCTGTTGAGGGGTCATTTTCATAAGAATCAGCAATTATATTGACAGAGGGTAATTTAAATTTTAGAGCGTAGTGTGCTACAAGTCTTGGTTCCTGTTGCGAATAGTCAAAACATCCCCACTTACAACCATCCTCTGGTATAAACAATGATCTTATCATAGGGCCTGTGTCTGGATCTCTGGCTGGTATTTGCTGTAAATTTGGATTAGTATAGCTAAATCTACCGGTAACCGTACCACCGTCATCAGATCTAATTTGATTTATCTCAGAATGAATTCTACCATTGTGTTCATATTTAATTATTGAATCAATAAAAGTAGTTCTTACTTTATTTATTTTTCTAGCTTCAGCTATTTTCTTTACTAAAGGGTGAGGATGATTTATAAGAAAATTTTTGGTAAAAGATGGTTCATCAGATTTTGCAGTTCTTAAATAAGGTAATTTCAGTTTGTCAAAAAGTGTGGCGATGCTTCTTGCAGCCATTAATTGAATATCTATGTTACTTTCTTTTTTTATCTCTCGGAGTATTAATTCTTCTCGGTATGCTAGGTCTTGCTTTACTTCATGGGCTTTTTGAACGTCAACCTTTACGCCAAGAAATCTCATGTCCACCAAACAAGGAAATAGATCAGTCTCCAAACTAAATACAGATTGTAAATCTTCTTCTATAATTATTTTTTTAACTTTATACCAAAGTTCTAATGTGAGCTCTGCATCTTTTTCTGCGTAAGAGCCTACTTCCATAGGAGGTAGTCTCCACATATCTGCTTTTGGATCTAGTCCTCTTTCCTTTGCAGCTTTTATTAGTCTAGATTCATTTTTACCTTTTGATAAATGATGCCAAGATAAAGTATTTAAAGTATAAGAGTATCTATTCTCATCAATCAAAGAAGATGCAATCATTGTATCTACTATTAAACCATTGATTTTTATACCTAATTTACGTATCCAACACACGTCATACATGGCATTATGAAATATTTTTGTAGCTGGCGATTCACAAACATCTTTAAACCACAACAAAACTTTATCCCTATCCATGTTGGGACCTTGTTCATGAGCAATTGGAAAATATCCTTTATATCCATCAACAGCAACCGCTATCCCGACAACATATCCGTTTCCAATAACAGAACCTGACCCTCTAGATTTTAAATCAGGATCATAAGTTTCTAAGTCAATTGATATTTCAGAGGCATCTCTTAAATCAGGAAATTCCTCTGGCTGTAACCATTCTGTTTCAGGTAATATCATTTTTTATCTTTCAGTTTTTTGATTTCTAAGTCGCAATAATGTTTGATCTTTTCTAAATCTTCTATACCATTTTTGTGTAGATATCTACAAACATATTTAACAACGTTACCCTGGAAAAAAGACAAATCATTTTTTGAAATAAATTCATATGGTTGAATCTTAAAATTTCTATAATGACTTCCGCCTATCTGTCGTTGTTGAGGAAATGCATCTTTAAATATATCTTTGTTTGTCATAATTGATACTCCGTTCTTTTTATTTTTGATTTTAATTTGTATAAATTATTTCTTGCTCTTGTTATACCAACATACCAGACTCTGTGTTCTTCATCTCTTTTATTTACACTTCTTTTAATTGACTTTTGTATTTTAGATCCCTGATGCAGGGCTAACACTACATTATCAGCCTCGCCCCCTTTTATAGCATGTATAGTTGATAAAAATATTCTAGCATCTTCATTTAAGTTTTCATTATTTTCCAACATATTTCTAATGTAAATTCTTTCCTTTTCTGGTGCAGCTGTAAAAACTTCATACCATTTTTTATTTTTGTCCCAGAATTTTGCATGAGGTATATATTCTTTTATATATTTAACATCTTGATCTTCCATTTTTTCGTCTTTACACCATCTAGTATACGCTAAAGCTGCTTTGTATATTCCTACTTTATAACTCTTACCTTTATTAGTTTGGTAGTATAAATTTCTTTTTACTAATTCTTTTGCAATCTTTAACAATTCATTTCTAGTCCTTGTTAATATTAACCATTTTCCTTTTGCTAAATTAATTTGTCCAAGATTGGATATATGTATAGTGTGCCCCGCATAATTCCTTGATTTGTAATATTTACCTTTTCTAATTCCATTTATTCTCATTATAGGAAATAGTGATTCTACCTGAACTGTTTGTGATATACGTCTTGATTGTACTAAGACCTTTTCTTTTGCAGGCTCATTTATAAATCTGTTGACATCTGCACCAGCCCACGCAAAGATAGCTTGATCGTCATCGCCTGCAAGATAAATATCTTTACTTTTTTCTTTTAGTTTATCGTACAATTTCCATTGTAAAGGAGATAGATCTTGTGCTTCATCTATAAATACCACATCAAAATTAGGAATTTTTTCTAGCACATTATTTATTATGTCGTTGAAGTCATACAATTTTGCAGTCTTTTTGTACTCTAAAAAATTATCATATATATATTTCAAACTATGCCATTTTACTTCTTTTCTATCGTGTTCATTTCTGTCAAATTCCTGTCTAATGGTTATGTCTCTATTTATTGCTCTTCCTATTATTTGAAAATATGGATTTTTGTGTGTTAAAAAATGTGTTTCTTCTTCATTGTATTTATCTGTGTATTTAACTCTAATTCCAAGTTGTTTACCCAAATCTTCATAGTGATAAGGCTGCATAATATTCTCTTCTTGAAGTCCTAAAATATTAAATGCAAAAGAATGAAGTGTTTGAAAGTGAACTAATTTTTTATCTTCAATTGGCATTCTTTCTCTTGCCTCTTTCGCAGCTTTTCTTGTAAATGCAAAATATCCTATCTTATGTAAAGGTGTTCCTATTCTTACATAAGCTTTAGCTCTATTTATTAAACGATGTGTTTTACCGGTGCCTGGTGGCCCATATGTTTTATATATCATACTATATCCTCCTCCTTTTCAAATTCTAATATTTCTGATGGTGGTTCATCTTCTTCAAATTGTTTCATGTCAACAGAAATACATCTAACAGCTGATTTATTTATTTTTTTCTGAACTTTCTCTGCTTTGAAAACATCTATAACCATAGTCTTAGTTTCATTTTCATCCATCCTCCATTCATTTCTTTTAAGCTCTTCATAAAATTTATGAAATAAAAAATAAGCTTTTTCACTGTCAACAAAAACTGATCCACTTTTAAAACCATTTAATGTTGTAGTTCTGACGTCATTTAAGTAATCTCTTAAATGTCTAAACAATATTCCCGCAGGTTGTGATTCCGGATCCGGTGTTTCTACATTTAATTGAGACCATAGATCAGATACTATGTCTTGAAAATCTTTTGCCTTTATAGGTGGTGGAACTATATTTGTATGTTCAGCTATTAAAGCTCTTAGTCTTCTTTGTTCTATAATTTGTTCTACAACTTTTGCATGAATACTTTTTATTTTACCACTTGGTTGTTTTACATATAAAAAAAATTTTGGGTGAGGTCTGTAGTCCATTTTAGTTACACTGATTATTTCTGGCCAGGATGCGTTAAGTTGTTTTCCTACACCAAACTTTCTACGTAGACATGTGTTCTTTATACATTTATTTGATATTGGATCTTCATTACAAGTGTATCCGGCAGTGTCACCTTTCCATGCTTTTATTTTAGATTTAACTTTATCATCCCCCCATATGTTATCGTATTTAATATACTCTCTTGCTTTTTGTAAAACTCTATCCTCCCATTGATCTGGATATTTTCTTTTCGCAAACACCATGTAGTTATATAAAAATCTATCTCTTTCATCTGGTAATTTAATACCAGTTTTTTCAATGTCTCCACAAATTAAACCTAAACAAGGTGGTCCATCTTCAAATTCAGGTGATTGATTTTTTAGCTCCCGGTTTATTAGTGTTGTACCTAATTCTTTCAATTGATCAGAAGACTGCGAATTTAAATTTACAACTTTTATAAAAGTTTCAAAATCTATTTCTTCACCATCTGGTTTTACAGCTACTCTATCTTTTTTATTGTAATAAGGTAAGTTAATAAAATTACCTGATGGTCTTTTACCATCGCTGGAGTCCAGTGAGGTTTGCTTTGGATATATTTCTGTATTAGAAGGCAACCCAAATATAAATAATAGTTTTTCCAAAAACTCTCTTATCTCTGATGCTTTTATTTTTTCTTTTGCAAAAACATATAGATGTAATCCACCACTTTTAGATTTGACTGGAATTACAGGTAGATTCTTTTCATCTATAATTTTTAAATATTTTTCTAATTTAAAATTTGTATAATTTTTAGGATCAA